GTCATTGATTACAGTCACAGTCCATGGATCGAAAGTGCGATCACCGCCGACTTTCAACACGCGTCCTCTGAACGGAACTTCAATGACTCCCATCTGCGAAGCAGGAAGGGATGCTGCCTTACACATAAAAGACGTCAGTTCAACGTTTCCTCCGGCATAGCCTGGAAAGTTGATTGTTGCCTTGAATAGATTAGGACGAGCACCACCGCCTTTTATTTTAGCTTTAAAATCATCTACGCCTAAAATAGCCATGTTATTCTCCTAATTAAACTGTTCCTGCTACTTCTTCAAAGTCAACACCTGATCTGACAGCTACAAAATTTAGAGTAATGTAGTTGACTGAACGTGCTGGCTTAATGAATATTGAAGCAACAAATTCGTTACGATCTACAACAGCAGCTGTGTTGTTCGTTGCATCACATACGACTCGGAAGTCTGTGATACCTCTCCTTCCCTTGATTTCTCTTAGGAATGGCTCAACAACATTCACGAACTCTGCTCGAGTAAACTCATCGTTAAACTCAAACATAACGTTTCGTGCAGCTTGGCTGATTGCCCTTTCAACTGCAAGGAATAATCTTCTTACATTGATTCTATCGAATGCAGAAGGTCTTGCAAGTTTAGTCTTATCACCAAATAGTAATACACCTTGTCCAGGAATATTTGCTATAGGGTTAACACCTGCTTTATACAGAGTATCCCTTTGTGATTTATTTGGACTATATGCTAGAGCAGTTACACCTAGTAGATTACCTCTTCTCTGACCTGCAGGTGAGAACCATGGAGCAGCATTTAAGTCTGCAGCGGCCATAAGACCAGCAACAGATGATGCAGCAGGTACAAAGATATACTTATCGTTATACTTGTCGTAAACTTTTAAGTATTGGTTATCTACAACTAGATATGATGAATTTGTAAATGTATCAGCTGTTGCAACAGCGTTAGTTACTGCAGTAGCTGCAGCTACATTTACGACATCATTTCTTGCTGGTGAACTTACTACAACACAGTCTTTACGTGTTGTTCCAGCTATAGTTACAAGATCATTTACAACTGTTGTTTGATCTCCTCTAGCAGTCATGCCAGGAGCAATCAAGAAGTCAACAGTAATATTTTCAACATCTTCAACCAAATCAAATCCAGTAGCAACTTCAGAAGTTGTAAGTGTGCCTGAAGCAGCTCCACCTGCTAATGAGGTAGATTTAGTAGCAGCTGTCTTAATTTGAGCAGCTGTTCTGCTTTGTGCAACTTGGAAGTCAACACCAGAAGATGCATTGGTGCCAGCATTTCCAGTGGTTAAATCACTGTCAAAACCAGCAAGATAGATGTATTCTGATCTGTTATTAATTACGTCTTTTACGTAGTTAGAAGTACCATCGTCAGCTTTAGCATTTAATGCTAATGAAACATATGGAAAAGTTTCTAATACTGTGTTAGCAGTACCTGAAATATCTCCATCTTCATCAATAACAGCAACGTGAATTTCGTCATTAGTTGCTGATAGTCCTGAAGCAAAAGTTGATGTTCCTGGTGGTCCATCAAATGATGATGCATATGTCCATGTATCAAATACGCCGTCTGAATCAGAAGCAGATAATGATGCAATCTTAAGTGAGTTACCTAAGGTTCCAGCATATCTTGCAATGTAATGTTGATTAGAATCACCGACTGTTAATGTGTCAAAGTGATCTTTATCTCTTACTTGGAGTGCTACTCCTGATGAATCGGATGCATTTAATGCAGCTGCGGTGGCTTCTCTTACTACATATAAACTATTTGAATATCTTAGAAAATTCGCAGCAGCGAAATAATCTACGTTATTTGTAGTTGTTGGAGACCCAAATGCTTCAACCAAACCAGCTTCGTTGGTCACTAAGGTTGCGTTACGTATTGGACCCCAACTAAAATCCCCAACAAAAGCACCAGTTGAAGTTACGACATTAGGTACTACACCTGTAAGGTCGATTTCTTTAACGGTAATTGCTGGAGATGCTGATGGAGTAAAAAGTGCC